GCGGAATGTGACTGAGCAGGTCCAGATGAACCAGACCGCCGACGCCTGCAACAGCGCCCACACGCTGATTAGGGCTGGCCACGTCGAGCGCGGCGACCTGCACGATATGTCTGTCTACAACGCGCGCGAAATCCTGACCCGCGCCAGCGCCAACATGAAGCGCCTCGACAGCCTCGGCAAGAAGGGCAAGCGCCCGGCCGCCGAGATCGAGGGCGCCAAGGAGCAGGTCGCGCGGGCGGTCAAGACGACGCTGGACGAGACGCGCGCCGGCGAGGTGGCGACCCGCGGCCTGCGCGGCCGGGTGGATACCAACACCTACATCCACGCCAAGCAGGCCAAGGTGAAGTCGCCGCTATTCGCGGAGTTTGGCCGGGTGCTTGCGGCGCGCATCGAGGGCATGCTGTCGACCGACGTCAACGCCGAGAAGCTCAAGGAGATGACCAGCGTCCTGAGCATGATCGACACGGAGGAAGACCAGCAGATCGTGGACCGCGTCCGGTTCTATCTGGGCCAGCTTTCCGAGCGCGCCGACAAGTGGTCGACCCGCCTTCAGCAAGGCAAGGTCGTCAATCTGAAATCTATCGAAGGAGACAAGTCATGAGCAAGTATTTGAGAAAAGAGAAGGCCCGGTCCTGCCCGGTCCACATGGCCATCATGGATGAGTGCGCCAAGCAGCTAAACCTGCACGGCGTGTTTGAGAAGGACGACGTCCTGTCCGTGCTGAGCTTGGATGCGATGGTGGACGCGATCCGCTGGGACTACGTCCGGGGCTTCTTGGAGGAGGAGCTGGGCTGCGAGATGGTCCCGCTGGCGGCGGCCTACTTCAAGCGCCACAAGCGCAGCGAGGAGAAAGTCAACCCGCAGAAGTTCATCGCGCTGGGGCACGGCAAGAAGACCGCCGGCTTCGCGACAGTGACGCAGGACAACGACCACCTGTTCATCTGCCGCATCGAGACCAAGCGGGCGATGGCGAACGGCGCGGGCCGCGCATTCGAAAAGTATTGCGAGCAGGTCAGCCAGAAGCGCGCTGAGCTTGGGATGGCGGACCGGCCCCGGCTGTCGTAACCCCCACTGCTCCCGGCGCCAGCCGGGGGCGGCCCCACCACCACACACCACAGGAGAAAACGCATGTCGATGCACACCCACCACCTAGCAATTAAGGCCGCCGTACAGCGCATGGAGGCGGCCACAGAGCGCGAGGCAGACGCCCGCAAGCGCGCCACAGTGCCAAGCGACCGCGACGCCATCGAAAGCGCGATGATTGCCCGCCGTAGCGCGTACCACGACCTGAAGGAGGCCGTTGACGCCCTCATCAAGGGGGGCATGTGATGACAGAGTTTTTCACCTTCATGCTAATCACATTCACATCCCCGCAGCACGGCACGCTCGACACGGCCTTGCTTTACCCCAGCCAGCAGGCTTGCGGAGAGGCGCTGCTGGAGGTGTATCCGACGATTGACCGGCACTACCCTAGCAGCGATGCCCAGTGCCGCCCGACGCGGCTGCTGAGCGCGTCACTGCGCCCTAAAGCAAGAGGAGACGACAAATGACCGTGACGCTTGAAGAACGGATCGAGCAGATCAAGCCACTGGCCAAGCAGGGCCTGCCGCCGCGGGAGATCGCCGACCAGATCGGCCTGTCGTGGACCCACGTCTACCGCATCATGCGCGTCGGCCGGGCCCACGGCGTGCTGCCCGACACGCGCAAGCACGACGTCATGCGGAGCATCACGATTGGCAGGCTGGGCCGGGAGCTCAAGGGCCAGCCCCCGGGCTTCACCAGATGGCTGGCAGATGCGATCCCCGAAGACGCCACCTTGGCGGAGTTTGCCGTCGCGTGTCTCGTCGACTTGTACTTCGAGGATATGGACCGCGACGACTAAATCACTGGCGGGCCCAATCAGCTCTTGACGGGCCCACCATCAGCATCATATGCTTCCCCTGCATCCCGATTGGATGCCGTAGCGACGTAGAGAGAACACCACATGGAACTTCTTCCCCACCAAATCACCGACGCCAAGTTTCTGGCAGGCCGCCGGGTCGCCGGCTGCTTCAACGGCGTGGGCACGGGCAAGACCCGCACCGCGCTGGAAGCCCTGATCGAGGCTGAGGCACTCCGGGCCGTAATCGTCGGCCCGCCGATCTCGCTCCGCATGTGGGCGAATGAGGCGGCCGACCACATGGAATGCAAGCCCCAGATCCTCGCCACCGGCAAGACCGAGATCGACCCCGAGGCCGACATCCTGATCTGCTCCTATGAGATCGCCACCAAGCGTCAGAACGAGCTGATGGCGTGGGCGCGCGAGCATCTGGACGGCCGGCGCGCCGCCCTGATCTGCGACGAGAGCCACGCCCTCAAGAGCACCAAGGCAAAGCGCACCAAGGCGATCCTTGGCAGGGGTGGCATGGTCGAGGCCTTCGGGCATAGCTGGTTTCTGACCGGCTCGCCGATGACCCGCTGGGCCGACGACCTGATCCCCTTCCTGTTCCGGGCGGCGCCCCAGCAGATCAAGCAGCGGATCGGCTCGCTGAATGTCGACCGCTTCAACCTGCGCTACTGCATCGTGCAGGAGCGCAAGTTCGCCGGCGCGCGCTTCCCGGTCAAGATGACCGTCGGATCGCGCAATCTCGATGAGCTGGGCGAGATCCTCGCGCAGTGCGCCACGCGCCGCACGCTGGACGACGTCTGGGAGGACATGCCCGACCTGACGCACACCCGGCTGGAGGTCGAGCCCAAGGGCATCGCCGCGATCAACCGCGAGCTCGACCAGATGACCATGGCCGAGATCGAGCAGGCCATCGCCGACAATGACGAGAACCTCGCCACGATACGCCGCGAGATGGGCGTGTCGATGGTGCCAGAGGCCGCCGACTTTATCTGGCAGCGCGCCGACGCAGAGCAGAGCGCGATCCTAGTTGGCGCGTGGCACCGCGAGGTCATCGACGAGCTGGCGGCATCGCTCAGCAAGAAGAAGCTGCGCGTCGCCGTCCTCGACGGCCGCACGCCTGCCGCGCGCAAGTCAGAGCTGCAGCGCCAATTTAACGAGGGCGAGCTTGACGTTCTGGTCGGCCAGATCGCCGCCATGGGCGTCAGCCTCAACTTGCAGCGGGGCGGCAACGCCATCGTCGTTGTCGAGGAGGATTGGTCACCATCAGTGATGGATCAATTTTACGGCAGACTACACCGCATGGGTCAGGGCAAACCCGTGCACGTCGACACGCTATTCGTCGACAATAAGCTGGCCAAGGCCATCCACGCGATCTCGATGGCCAAGCGCCGCGCCCACAACACCACGGAAACAGCCCATCAGGAGGCATCAAAATGAACAAGACGCAGCTAGAGCTAAAAGTCGCGGACCTCGAGGCGGAGAACGGAAAACTCCGCGCCGAGATCGACAATCTGCAGGATGGCATGACGAGGCCCACCATCGCCGACTTGATCGGGGTCGAGGCGTTCGATCACATGGTCGACACCTGCCCCTCATTCCGCAACAGCGGACCCCCCACGCAGCCCTCCGACCCCGCCGCTGAGGTCATGTGGGCCGCCGTCCAGCACATCGGGGAGCTGGATCGGGAGCTGGCGGAAGTGACGGCCAGCAACAAGACAAACTACTCGCGCTTTATGGGCATGGACGCCCAGTACGAGCGCGCCATCGAGGCGCTGGCGGAGTATGCGATGCGCGAAGTTGAGGGGGACTTGTCATGATCAAGGACATCATTCTGAATGGCGCGCAAGCGCTGGACGACGGCGAGGGCTTTGGCATCGACCGCTCGAAGTACCTGAACGCTTCAAGCGCGATCACCTGCATCCGCAAGCAGTGGTTCGAGCGCAACCTGCCGCCGGTCGATCAAGACTGGGGCTTTGCCCGCCGGGGCAAGCAGGGCGAGCTATATCTGGTCGACTGCCTCTGGGCGGCGGGCGTGGAGCTCAGGCACTGCGGCGACGATCAGGTGTCGATTGTCAGCGAGGAGCACCGCATCAGCGCGACGCCGGACGGCTACATGCTGACCGAGGACGGGTGGATCGCGCTGGAGTTTAAGACTATCGACCCGCGCACCAACCGCAACTACCTGCCGCGCAAGGACCACGGCGTCCAGCTCCAGATCGGCATGGAGATCGCCCACCTGCAGGGTGGCGACTTCCCCAAGCCGGTGGCGGGCAAGCTGATCTATATGGACGCGTCGAACTACAACGACATCCTCGAGTTCGACATCGAGCGCGCCACGCTGATGCTCAATCAAATGGCCCCGCGCGCTAAGAAGATGCTGAACGCCAAGAGCGTCGACCGCCTCGACCGCGAGGGCAAGCGCGATGGGCAGTGCAAGAAATATGGCGGCTGCCCCTTCGCTGAGCAGTGCGGCGTCGAGATCGACGGCGAGGCCAAGGTCAGCCGCGGAAACCGCGGGTCTAGCCTTGACAACGCGGTGCAGGCCTACGTCCTCGCCAAGGGCGACGAGCAGCACGCCAAGGCGCGCAAGGACGACGCCGCAGAGACCATCAAGGCGGAGCTCAAGGAGCGCAACGCATCACACCTGACCGTGGGCAACCACAGGGTCGAACTGACACCAGTCGCCGGGCGCCGCTCGTATGACTGGAAGCAGATGGAGGAGGCCGGGATTGACCTCAGCCCCTTCATGAAGACGGGCAAGGCCGGCGAGCGGCTGACCGTCGATTGAGGCCCAGACAGCCTCTGTTGAAACGTGCAACGTAGAAAAGGAGCACACACATGTCTACATCTCTCACAGCTTTCGCCAAGGGCGGAAACCTCCCCGCACTCGACAAGGACGCCATGGCCAAGGCCCTGTCTTCCGCCGGCGCCGAGGAGAGCACGGGATCGGCCAGCGACGGCGTCGAATACGTCTCGTTTTCCGGCAAGACCGGGGCCATCACCCACGGCCGAGACCGCAACGAGCTGGACAGCGGCGAGCTGTTCCTGATGGAGCCCCGCTCGGCCTTCCGCGGTTGGATCTGCTGGAAGGACAATAAGCCGGTCGCCCGCCACGAATGGTCGATCTACCAGCCCGAGCTGGCCGTCGCGCAGAAGGAGCTTGAGGACAAGGGCCCCTACAGCCGCCCGCAGGACGGGTGGCAGTCGATGCTCGGCTTCGGCTTCATGTCTTCCGAGGGCGAGGTGGTGCAGTACCAGTTCAGCACCAACAGCGTCAGCGGCAAGAACACGGTCTCGGCCCTCTTCGACGAAATCTCGCAGCGCATGCTGGCCGGGGAGCCGCACTTCCCGCTGTTCCACTTCACCCGCGAAAAGTTCCAAGCTCAGGGCGAGTGGAACTTCAAGCCGAAGTTCGATATCGAGGAGTGGATCACGGAGGCCGAGGCCGCCGAGATGCTGGGCGGTCAGGCCGAGGCCGAGCCGGCCGAGATCGAGGCTGAGGCCGAGCCTGG